ACAGCCTATGCGTTCTTTAGATAAAATCTTTGTTGGTTCTGAAAATGATACAGAAAGATCGCCTGTTTTCGCTCAAAGGTTCAGTATTGGTCTCATCGACAACCATTTGGTCTTTTTGAATTTAGATCAAGACTATAAAGGTTCTCGTATCAATTTTACGTTGAAAGATGGTTATATAAGAGGAAACGTAGGACATCCGGGAGACCAAGAATCAAGTCTAAAAGATATGAGATATTTGGTGGAATTTTCCGATCAACCGTATTCAGATGTAAATGATGAAAGTTATGGAGATTCTTCTAGATCTATAGGAGCTTCTACTGATCTTTCTGAAGGTTCTTATACGTCTTTGGGAGCTTCTAGTGAATATTCTTCTGATGAGTCGTCTGCGGGATCTTTGGACGATTTTATAGTACCTTCTGCAAATACTGTTAACTCTCTTAAGTCTTCAGTAGGACCTTCTAGAAATTTGGCATCTACGAGACCTGCAAGATCTGCTCAGCCTTTAATGTTCTATGGAGAGTCTGATGAAGACTTTGAAATTCCATCTGTATCTTCTGCGAGTATTCCAGAGGATTATAGTGAAGACGAACAAACTTCTGAAAGTCTATTAGATGAAACATCTTCATATGAATCATCCAGAAGCTCTATGTCAAACAGATCTGCTGCTGATATGGAAATACCTCAATCCTCTATGAGATCTATGTCAAACAGATCTGCTGCTGATATGGAAATACCTCAATCCTCTATGAGGTCTATGTCAAACAGATCTGGTGCTGATATGGAAATACCTCAATCCTCTATGAGGTCTATGTCAAACAGATCTGCTGCTGATATGGAAATACCTCAATCCTCTATGAGGTCTATGTCAAACAGATCTGGTGCTGACATGGAAATACCTCAAGTATCTACGAGGTCTATGTCAAACAGATCTGCTGCTGACATGGAAATACCTCAATCCTCTATGAGGTCTATGTCAAACAGATCTGCTGCTGATACGGAAATACCTCAATCCTCTATGAGATCTATGTCAAACAGATCTGAGCAGAGAAGCGATTCTGTCGAAAGAATAAGAGAATCTGAAGATCAAGTAGTTAATTTTGACATAAACGAAGATGTATTCGATGTAGACGATCTAGAAATTGACGAAGTGGATATAGTAGACTTTGATGATGTAAGAGATAGTAATATGGGAACTATGAGTGGTAGACTTGAAGAAATCGAAGAAGACCCTGTGAATTTGGATCAAGTTTACGAACAATTAGGTGATTATATTAGCGGTGGAAGTGATGATTCTGAATTAGATTTTATGGCTATATAAACGTTTTAAACGCATTTAATAAAAATACTTCTTTGTTTCTCTCTTGTAACTTATACGAGAGAAATATTATAAAACTGTGAAAGAATACCAAAGGAGTCATCTAAAATGATGTTAATATACAAAATAGATATTTTTGTATATATGTTTTATTATGTTTTACATAATAGGAAGAAGTGCTGCATAATAACCTCTTACTTCTCCACTAACAAGTTGAATATCTCCATAGAATAGTAATTCTAATGTACTGCTTCCTATTTCTCCTTCTGTTTCTATGGGTGATAGTTTCTGATTGTCTATAGATTGGTATACTATATAAGAGTAATTATCGAATGCTATCTCTCCTACATCATAACCTATGTTTATTTTGTTTCTTTGCCATCTATAAGAAACAGCTAATGCTTTCTGTTTATCTCCATTGTTAACATTTTGTATAATGTATGTTCTTTTAGTATCAAGTTCTTTGTATATTATAGGATTAGTTATAGTTCTGTCTTCTTTTTGTATAGTTTTTCTAACATTACACAATCTATTGTGCTCTCTAGTAAGAGAACTTTTCCATTCCTTAAAATTGTCTTCACCAATTATGAATTGATCTTCTTCATTAACACTAAAATCGTCTACATGTTTAAATGAATACATAACATTTAGTTCTTTTCTATTATCTGTAGAATATTTAACATAGCGTTCTAATTGATACATCATTTTAGATAGCATCCAACTATTATGAAGAACTATCTTTCCACCTTTAACTAAATTCGTAACATTGTTGAGTTTTTCTATTCCTCTTTCCACTGAACTTATTTCTTCCCACAAATCAACAGGTATATTAAACAATCCTTTATATATTTTATTTGTGTCTACTCCATAGGGTACTTTTCCGTGAGATACGTATTTTTGAAAGAAAATACTTACACCTTTGTGATATTTACCAAGATTATCGGAATCTTCAGAATAGATTCCTTCACTATCAAACAATTTGTATAACCAAATGAAAACTTGATATAAAATGTCTATAGTGTTTTCTAATTCTCTAAATCTGTTCGTGGGGCCTTTCGCGATAGGAAACAAAGGATGACTTTTACCTTTTATATATTTAATTGTTAATGAATCTTCATCTATATAATTTATAGGAACATACACACTGTCTTTGATATCAAATGCTGTAAACCATAATCCTCTTATTTGATTTTTGTAAATGTCTACACTTGAGGGTTCTCCAAATGTATTCAAAGCAAATTCGTAATTACATAAAGTCTCTTCTCTAGCATTTGGTAAATTAAAAGGTTGAATAGGAGGAAAATACATAGTATAATTTTCGTATATTAAACCTCTTGTTTTTCCATAAGAATCTATTATTTGTGCGATAGCATCTACAGGATCTATATTGATGAAATTGTGTATAGAAAGCCTATTTACCAATCTCTTTTCATCAATATACACCATTCGAACATTATGAGTTTTGTTTAATATCTTATATAGATATTCGTATACTTTATCATCGTATAAGATTTCGTATTTTCCGTCTTCCAATTCTCTTCCTATGATTTCATATTGAAAATGTCTAGCGTTGTCTGATTCTGAACCCCAATGCTTATAGAGTATAACAGTTCTTCTCTCAGGTCTATACTGTCTAGTATGAAAAATCTTATGTCTAGGGATTTCCAATTCTGGATCTTTCTTATTTGCGACCGATCTACCCGATACAAACGATTTCTCGGTAAAGAATACAAATATATTAAGGTTAAATATTTCCTCCAATGCTCTATAATAAAGCGAAGAATCAAATACTGAATTTGTGTCGTTCAGGTTTTTCAGAATCTGTTCTGAAGTCCAATCGTATAGTTCTTGTTTCATCACATACACACTCGTTAGATTCTTTATATTCTTTCTTATACTTTCTACATAAAGATCTTTTTGTTTATTATTTGCAATATCGAGATAGTTTATATCGCCAACTATTTTCAATAAAGCGTGTATCATAGAATTTGGACTTACGGGAACACCCATTCTTACAAAATTGGAACCTTTATATTTACTATCGAAGAGTTTCTCTAGTATAATTGGAAGATTAGCAATATTTCCAACAGTAACGAATTTGTCTGTAGTAATCTTTCCATATACATTTGTTTTAACTTCTTCTATGTTCTTATAGTATTTATATGTAGTAGTCGTACTATCGGTCATCTGTACACTTCCAAAACAACACGGAACATATTGGTTTCCTTCGGGTCTTCCACTCATTCTAGAGATTCCCGGAAATTTGTACTTATTACCGTCACAATAGAAATAAAAATTAGGTTCGTAAGGAATTCCATTGTCTAGATCCTCGTCTGTTCTTTGATCTCTTGGAAACGGAAGTAATTCTTTATTTATTTGATCTTTTTGGTCAGGATACACGGCCTTTGGTTGCAATTTGGATTGGCATCCACTTCTAGCATACCCAGTACCAAAAACTTCAGGGTCTATATCCTTCAATTTCTTGATATTTTCTCCACTTGGACCTTGATCTTTTCTACCTTTAATGTTTCCTGCTGACTTCTCTACTACATCTATTGCGAGTTTCTCATAATCTGGTATCAGTTCTTTATAGAATTGAAAGACTTCTTCTTGATTATCTATAGTATAATGTATTAAATTGTTAAGTAGTTTAGCCATTTTCTGTGCCGATTCTATAGAATCGGCATCCGTTTGAACATACAAATACAAAGAATCGTCTTCTATAGTATGAGATCCGTTTTCATCGCTAACTCGAAGCTTCTTAGGTGCTTTGTTTTCAACAACTACGGGTTTGTCTGATCTCTCTATTCGTTTAAGATTTATTCCCATTCTAGTAGAATTCAACGAAACTAAACCGTTATCCTTAAGATATATAAAGTATCTACTATGAATAGGGTAAGCCTTTTGTATTTCATTGTAAAAGACAAACTCGTTTACGACTGAATTAGTAAGAACGAAGTCAAGAAATATAGCTGGATCAAATCTATTCATATCGTATAGGTAGAATTCTACTACTACTTTAGTTGAACTGTATTCGAAATCGATCGAAAGATTATTTCTTATACGATTTAATATTTCCTCTTTATCAATGTTTAAAGATGAAGCCATTTCTATACTTATAGTGTTAGCTACTAAATCGTATCTAACAAATTCATACGAATTCTTAGATTTCTTGTTTTCATTATTACCTACCCACAAAGTAAAATAAATAGAATTTGGTTCTGTTGCTAATTCATCGTTAAGTATATATGAACTATGGTCAGTTAAATCATTTTTCCATATTTTGTAATACTTTTTGTTTTCACTATTGTATTGTATATATGGTATACATCTATTAACTTTGGAAGATTCAAATATATTGATACCATTTGATTGATTTACTTGTTTGTTTACATATGTAGGGTTTAACATAATAGTTGAATTTAGAACAAATATAGGAGACATTCTACCCAAAGACACAGTAGATAGTTCTTTTTGTAAAGACGTAAAGTGTTTCTTTTCTTTTCTGTATTTGGATACAATTTTCTTGTTCTTTGATACCCATTTATTATATCTACTATCGAAGTCCGTTATATCACCGAAAGCTCTGTAAGATTTACCTTCGAGAAATTTGTTAGCATTCTTTAGGTTTGAAGAATCGAAATATACAAAAATAATGTCTTCAAGTTCTACTCCTCTATTTAACAATTCTTCGTAAACACTATATACATTTTTTCCATACATATACTCTGTTAAAGATTGAAAAGTGATATTATCGTTCGTTAATAGTTGACTTGTCGGTACCTTTAATGATATAGCTGCTTCTTTCAATGGTGAAAAAGACATATAATCGTTATCGTTTTTAATATAAGTGTATACCATTTCAAATCACTTTTAATAGAAAACAAATTATCGAAACACAAAAACTTTCTTAACAAAATGAGAAACAACAGAACCACTTTTACTATTTCTACTAATGACGAGCAGTCTAACAAAACGGTAAAAGATCTTATTCAAAGAGTAGAAAAGGGAAAAAATAATACATCTGTAGGAGGGGATTCAGATCGAGAAATCGTGAGAACTCTTAAAAGCTGTAGATACGTATTGATTAAAAGTCTTAGAAATCACGAAAAACAATGTTATGATAGATTTATTTCCATGATGAAATTCTTAAAAGGTCACGATGGATATAAGGTATTGTATGACATGGTTAAAGAGGAATTTGCTGATGAAACCGATTTCGCCCCTGGTACTGTTGGTGCGTATTTAACCGGCTGTATGTTAAAGAACAAGGATAATATAGGCTGTGAATACTCTTGCCAGAAAGGGCTTACACCTCCGAACGAAGAAGATGCTAAATGTGAACAAAAAGTAATAATTTGTAGTGTAGACAAGAAAAAATATAAGTTTGATATGATACAGAATTCTAAATCCGATAAAGCAATTATTTACGTATCTGACTGTGAATCTGACGAATATTTCCCCGGATTTAGTAAGAAAGAATGTGAATATTTAGACTCGAAAGGTGTAGAGTATGTACAGGTGAGAGGTATACTCAAGAACAGTTACAAATTTGTAAACATAACAGAAGATTTTGTGTCTCTCGATGAGATTAAACATAGAAGTTCGTGTATAAGTAAAACGTCTTCGTTTTCCTTATCGGATTGCAATATTGCGATAATAATAGCCTTGATAGTGTTAGTTATTATAATTCTTTTCGTAGGGTTTGGCTTGCTGAATAAGAAAAATGGGTATAACTATTAAAATTCTAAAACTTTGAACAGATTACATAAGAATATATGTAATTTAAGATATTTACATAAGAATATATGTAATTTAAGATATATTTACATAAGAATATATGTAATTTAAGATATATTTAGATAAGAACATATAGAATTCTATAGAACTTTGTTAGATTAGATAAGAACATATAGAATTCTATAGAACTTTGTTAGATTAGATAAGAACATATAGAATTCTATAGAACTTTGTTAGAATATATAGAATTCTATAGAAATTTGTTAGATTAGATAAGAACATATAGAATTCTATAGAACTTTGTTAGATTAGATAAGAACATATAGAATTCTATAGAACTTTGTTAGAATATATAGAATTCTATAGAAATTTGTTAGAATATATAGAAATTCTATAGAACTTTGTTAGAATATATAGAATTCTGTAGAACTTTGTTAAATTAGATAAGAATATATAGCTTTTCGTACTATACAAAGAATTATATGATATCTACCAATGACATATTTTTGCTTTTTAATATTATAAGAAAGACATCATGTATAAGAATTTAGGATACAGCTTTGGTGGAGAAAATCCTTATATGGCTCTGTGTCATTATTTGGCTGGAAGAGATAACGAATCATGTCCAGGACAAATAACTTTTAGCGCAAGAAAGTTACATATCTCTTACACTAAATCTGCTATAGATTCTTTTGCTCATTATATAGATAAGAATTCTATGGATATATACGTACATTCTCCTTTTACTATTAACCTGTCTGACCCATTTACTAAATATTCTCCCAATAGTGATAAATGGGTAATTGACGGTATTAGGAAGCATCTAAAACTCTGCGAATCTATGCATACAAAAGGTCTGGTGTTTCATGTAGGAAAACATAAGAATATTAAGTCTGTGCAGGAAGCTACTGATATGATGGAAAATTCTATTAGAAAAGTTATCGATAGTGCGACCGAGATGACTCCATTTATTCTAGAAACTCCAGTGGGATGCGGAACAGAGATTCTAACCACTTTTGAAGAATTCGGTAATTTCTATGAGAAGTTTGAGAAAGACGAAAGATTTAAAGTGTGTATAGATACATGTCACGTATTTGCTTGTGGTCATGATCCATTAGGATATATTACAAGATGGATCGATACGTATGGATCTGACAGTCTTGCGTTGATACATTTTAATGATTCAAAGAAGCCTCAAGGAAGCAAGGTAGACAGACACGAACGTCCAGGCTTGGGACACATAGGAGAAAATGTGCTAAGTAAAATAGCTGATGTGGCATATACAAACGGAATTCCTATTGTTATGGAATGACACAAAAACATATGCAATTACAATATAATTCTTAAATTTGAAGATGGGACCAAATTTGGATTTTTAATGATAAACGATTCTAAGGGTTTTTATTCTGGATATACTAGTATAAGTGATTATTACACTGACACTTTTTCTCTATCGTCTTTAGTATAGAACACCAGATAGGAATACTTACCAAAAGAGCATTCTGATATCACATAAAAAAACTATATGCTACATTAGCATATATTAAAAATACTTTTACACAAAGAAATCTAAGAAGTTTCATAAATCTCTAATTAGATATGAAAAATTACGGATTGTGTAGTTTCAGTTTTATAGAATATTACAAGCCTAAATAAGTTCTATAATTATTAATTGAATACACTTCAGAATATCTCTATACATGTATAAATTTATGATTGTTTGTACAAATTTATTCGATTTTAAATGTTACTACATAAATATTATAATAGAACTGTCGATTTTTTATGTAGACATTTGACATTAAAAAGTATAATATAGAATTTCATAACATCTATTACATAGAGAACAACGATGGATTCCAACACTGCATTTACTAAGGAGCTTATTTCTTTGATTTCGAAGCATTTTGACGTGAAGAATTCCAAAGATGATAGGTCGAAAGACTTAGAGGCTGTTAAGAAGCACGGATACGATATTGACTATATCAAGGACCCAACTCCTGAAATGTGCCTAGAGGCCGTAAAGGAGGACGGATACGCTATTAAGTATATCAAGGATCCAACTCCTGAAATGTGCCTAGAGGCTGTTAAGAAGGACGGATGGGCTATTAAGTATATCAAGGACCCAACTCCTGAAATGTGCCTAGAGGC